CACCGCTAGCAGCTGCGAAAGTAATACCAACTTCTTGGCCCGATGTTAAGCCATGAGCTGTTTGAGTTACAGTAACAGTAGTACCAGAACGAGCATAAGTACCTGTAGTGACAGGAGCTATAGCAGTATCAAATATATCAATATTACCAGCAGTACCATTACCTTGATACACCACATTCTTCATGCGTGTACGCCCAACATACATAAAACCAGAACCGCTTGAATGCGCCCCTTTTACGTCATATTGCATTGTCATAATTAATCTCCTAAAGATTTAATTGGGGGCAGCCAAGAATCCCCAGCCCAGACCCCCGTAAGATTAATTAAACGTTTTCTTCGCCAAATGTAGGATCAGCAACGAAGTAGCTAATAAGTCCGCTAACTGCGCCAGTAGTACCAGTATTTGCAGTGGCTACAACAACAGTTAAGTTAGTTGCATTTGCAATGTTACCCAAAGAAGCGCCACCACCTGTTGCGCCAACTCCGATAGAAACACGGCTAGTAGTTGTAGCATTAGCCAAGAAACCTTGTGGAACTTTTGTACCTAAAGTTGTTGTTTGGCCAGGACCTACGCCAGATAATGGCGTAAAGCCTAAGTCTACAGAACCTGTAGCGCCAGAAATAATAGCTACAGAAGTAACTACAGCACCAGCTGGAAGAATAACTGCAGTATTTGCAGCTGTTGAAGATACTGCTACGTTGCCTGTTACCGCTACGTTAGCTATATAAAAAGGAATATGCATACTCATAGAACCTGCTGCTGCAGTACGAGTTTGATCGCCGCCTGTTGAACGCCAGATTGACGAGGTAGTTGCTAGTGCCATAATAAATTGTCCTTACATACAAGATAAAGCCTACTAGTCGGTATGTCGTCTGCCGGGACAGTCTAATAGGCCGGTTTCCCGGTTTAGTTGATATTACTACAAATACAAAGAAAAGCAAGCAAATATAAAAAGAAAAACCCCACCCGGTAAGGTGGGGTTCGTCCACGGAAACAAGAGCCTTGTTTAGGCGCCTGCAGAGCCGTACATTCCGAGTGGATCGGACCAGCCGAAGCTGTAACGCTCACGAGACTTGTAACGAACGTTACCAGTATCAAAATCGCCGTCCATAGACTGGCTGAGCGGGGTACGAACGAAATGTTTCATACCATTTGGAACATCAGTTGTCAAGAACCAAGCATTGGTGTCGGTCAAGAAGTGGTTAATTGTGTAACCTTCTGCAACAGAACCGTTGTTCTTAAGTGCGTTGATGTCATTGTCGTTTGTACCAACACGTAATTCAGTTTCGAGCAAACGAGTTGCAACGAACTGGAGTGAAGGAGGAACGATCAATTTCTTAGGTTTAGCAGCGATCAACAGACCACGTTCATCAGTCCACAAGGAGATTTGAATTACAGCGGCTTCCAAAGAAGTCTCATTCAAGTCAGCTGGGGTTGTAGGAATGTTGCTGTTAGTGCCACCAGAAACCAATGGGTGTGAAGCAGAGAACAAAGCTACGCCGTCACCACCAGTGTAGCTAGAGCTAAAGCCGTTGTTTAATACGGCAGCAGCTTTTACTTGCTTGGTGTAAGCCATAGCACGAGCCAAAGCCTTAGTATAGCGAGCAGACAAAGAATCGTAGAGGTTATCTTCGATTGCTTCTTCAGTCAAGCTAAAGCCAAGGGCGATAGTTTCGTGGTTGTAGCGAGCAGTCCATGCTTCTTGTGCATTGTCATACGCGATGGCTGAGCCTTCGTTTTTGACTGGTGCAGCGCTGAAGCCTGACAGTTTTGTTTCTTCTTCGAAAGAACGCTCAGAAGTCTCTGTTTCGTAGATTTCTTTGTGTTCTTCACCGTAGCGAGCGTACTCAAGTCCGAACAATGCGTTCAAGCCTGGGAGCAACTCTTTCAGTAGTTGTGCGCGTGAAATAGCCATTTATAGCTCCTTAAGCTGTGTAGTCAACGCCGGTCAAGGCAGTTAACTGAGGATTGTTGATCTTAACGAGTACTTCTGGATAGAAGAGCGTGCCAGTTGCATTTGCGTAAGCAGTGTCAGGAACAACAGCTACTACACGGAAAGGCAATGTTGTTAAGTTACCGTTTGCGTTTGCTGGCAATACGATAGCAGCTACTGAATCACCAGTGGTTGTAGAACCAGCAGTATAAGCAGTTTGAGCTACGTTACAACCAACGATAGTAATGTTAGCGCCTGTTACAACGCTTGTGTTACCTGTAGTTGTTACAGCTACTTTAAATTCAGCAGTTGGATCTACTACAACATAAGCGATTGGGTTTGTTACACCAGAGCCTGGATAGTATTGTGCTTGAACAGTTTGACCTGTAGAATTCACATACTGACAACCAACAAAAGTACCAATAATAGTACCTGAAGTAGTTGCGCCAGACAAAGAGATTGTGCCCCCGTTGACTAATTTGACTGTATCACCGTAAAAAATTGCGGTTCCTGTTGTAAGTGGATACTGAAGAGTAGCACCTGCATAAGGAATGCCGTCAAAACGGTTATAAGCCTTAAAGCCATAGGGAGAATTGATGGTTGGATAAGCCATTATAAAACTCCTAAATTAAATTTAATTACCTTTACCAAAGGAACTTGAAGATTTCCGCTCTTGGAAGATTGGCATCCGTGGGTCACTTTGACGCATTAAATTATTGTCTACAGCATCCGTTTGGGCTTGTGTTTGCTTCTCGTAATGGGAATTACGTTGTTCAACAAACTCAATTGGAGTTTTGCAAAGCAATAATCCGCCGATCTCAATATTGTCTTTAAAACGACTTTGAGGATCAACTAACAGTTGAAATTTTGGTTGTTCTTCAATCCTTACTGGCTCCCATCCTTCGCGCAATTTAGCGGATAGGTTGCGTGGATCAGCTTGATTTAAGGTTGCGACACGAATCCAACGATAAGCAAAACCAGCCTCTTTGTCAGGCTCGGGGAGTAACTCAGCGGGTGCCCACTGTTTAGGGCGCTCTTGGGTTTCACGGCTTTCCAGCTCACGTTTAAGTCTATTTTTTACTTCAGCCATTCTGGGCCTCCAGTTTTGTAAGTTCACGGGCGTACTGCTCAGGTGTTAATCCTAGTTTTTTAGCTAGGGCAACTTGCGTATTACTCAACCTAATTTTTTTAGGCGAAGTACTGCGCGATGCTGGCGCTACAACCGTACTTGCTTTAGGTTTTGAAGTTTTCTGTGGTTCTTCCGCCCTAACTTTTTCGGTCTCGGTATCTTGATCGTCTTCAAAATTCTCCGGAAACCTGCGACGCATTGTTTTATCAATAGTGTCGTAATACTCGTCCGAACCGACTGATACGCCGCTCCGTTTTAGCTTTTCATGCAATCCAAGAGCCAGAGAGGTCATTTCTTCGTCTTGACCAAACCACTCATTCCTTTGTTGCCAGTCGACGGCTTTATTGTCGGGCCTAGGAACGGACTGCTGTTGATAGCTTTGTACATCATTTTCTTCTTCTTGTAAAGGTTTTTTGTAAATTGGGTTGTAATTGTCCAATTTATCAACCTTAATCTTAGCCATTGTGAGCTTTTCCTGCGCTTCAACCAGCTTTTCTGAATCCCCTGCGTCATAAGCGTCACGGTATTCTTTTTTAGCTGCATCAAGCTCTTGGACTGCTGACTGTTTGGCTACACCAACATATTCTTGTTCTCCGTTGGAAAGTTTAGATTTGAGTTGTTTATTCTCTTCGGCTAGTCTTGAAGCAATACGAACCGCTTCTTGACGTTCCCTATCTGCAGCTTCTTTAGCACGGCGTTCATCATGCCAAACCTTTTTCATCTTAATAAGCTTGTCTTTGGCTTCTACGCTGTACTGATCTAATTCATCAGCATCTAGCTTTAGCTTTTTAACTTCTTCTTCAGATACGGGTTGGCGGTTACGATCCTTTGGTGGGGTGTCGTCTTCGATTTCAATTTCGATATCGGGTTCCTTTTCGATTTCCACCGTTATTTTGGCTTCTTTTTCGTCAGGAAATTCAAATACTTCTTTATCCATGAGCTACTCCTTAAATGAATTTACGTGAGATGCCGCGAGGATCTTGAACTACAGCCTCTACGGAGTCATCGTTGATAATTCTGAATTCACGACCATGAATAACTAATCGTGTACCAGCGTTGGGACGGGTTAAAACAAAATCACCTGGTTTGCACCAAGGGCCAGTAGGGAATCTACTAGCGTCTTTAAAACAATCAGGACCCATAGCAACCACAAAAAGTACGGTTGTTAAAAGTTCATCATGTCTAAGTGTTTCGTCTGATTTAAGAATGCCGCTGTCATATTCCTTTTCTGCTTCTGGAATAGCACATAACATTCTGTATCCCGTTGGTTCTGGGAGTTGCTTTGCTTTGTCTTCTGCTGCTTTGTGCATTAATGCACTTAAATCTACTGCTTGTGATAAGTCTATAGAGCTATTCATCGTCAGAATGTTCCAAGTTTTTACGTAGGTCTAATATGTTAAGACGTGCGGTTAGCAGACCCTGTATCTCTCCACACTTCTTTTGGTAATCGGCGTAGTCAGTTGCTGCACCTTTTCCTAGGGATTCCTGTAGAATCTCCACCTTCTCATCTATTTGGCGTAATAGATGGTTCAGTCCTTTTTCAAGCATTATTCACCTTTCTTTTGGTTTCCTTGCTTACTTTGTTGTTCCATTTGCGCTTTTGCTTTACCAATATCCGCACCTAACTTCATGCCCTCTAAACGAGCTTTAACAGCAAGCGTTGCTTTGTCGGCTTGCGATTTTGCTCCAACTTGCATACCAGCAATTTCTTTTTGTGCTGCAATACGCAACTTTTCAACTTCAATTTGATCGGCTTTACCTGCTGTATCTGCAACAAGTTTTTTCTGTTTAATTGCAATTTCTTGTTGCTTAAGTTGTAACTCTTGTTGTTGCATTTGAACAATTGGATCGTTTTGTGCTTGTTGTGCAGCTTGAGCGGCTTGTTGAGTCTTATTAATTCCAAGTAACTTAACAGAAGCATCAGCAGCCAAACGAGAAATTTGTAACTCTGCTTCTGGTGGTAATGCATAGTCTTCATCTGCATTGTCGTTGTACGGAATAGGTACGCCGATTGTTTCTTCCATCTGCTTGCGATACTCGTAACCTAAGTGCTCGTTAATATGCGCCATGAGTGCGGCTTGCATAATTGGGGCTTGTGGATTACCTTGCAGTAAAGATTGGATTTTAGGATCATGCATAACAGCCATGTGGCACTTGATATGCGCTTCGTGGTCTTGTCCAATAAATGCTTTGAGGGGTTTGCCCTTTAGGACACTCATGTTCTCCGTAATCGGGTCCTGCGGCTTTTGGTCGCCGTCCATTGGAACGAGTTTTGCCGCATTCTTAATCCCCAATACATCGAGCATCTGGCGGTGGAGAAGTGGGAGGTTGTAAAGCTGGGGTGCTTGTGCTGCCAACTGTAGTACCGCTTGGTACTGGACAATCTTTTGCGCCATAGTCGCCGCATTTGGATCCGACACTGGAATGACTTCGCAATTGTCATAATCAGATTTCTTTGCCTTCGGCGACCCTTCAACGGGTTCATACGAATACTCATCTGGTGTGTACTCCGCAATAATTTTCTTTAGAAGCTTAAACTCTTGCTTCATAGAGTAGTGAATACGTGCTTGAATAGCAGACATCACTTTTAACGTGCGCTCTAAAATTGCCAAAGTTGTACCAACAGGAGCATTAGCGCTCATATCAGATACTTGCATATCGCTAGCGGAAGCGAATGATTTACCTTCAGCAATAATCTTATCTAACAGACCCGCTAGAACCAATGAAGGTTCTTTATACGGGAGAGTCATTACGTTGTCTTTCATTGTTCCGCTTGGTACATCTACGTCACGGAACTCACCTGGCGCTATCGGTGTGTCATCGCCTTTGACACGCAATCCACGGGTCTTAAAGCCACCTGGCAAGTTGCTAAGTGATCCAGCGTCAACCAATTGGCGGAGGATGGAAGTGCCTGATTTAGCAAATGCACCGATGAGATGAATAAGACCAAAACAATAGAAGCCAAAGCCGGGTATATAACCATAGTGAACAAAGTGCTGACGTTTTTGATGAGTTTCATCTTCAGGGTCCCAATTTCGTCTAATCGCAAGAACGGTCATACTACCTTTTTCAATAGTCACTACGTATGGCAATGCAATGCCTGTAGGTTCCCCGTCCTCATCCTTATGCTCGTAACCAGGTAAGTCTAAGTTAACGTGCATTTCAAGAACCTTAAAGCGATCATCGCTTGTGGCTCTAAAGCCGAGTTTCTCGGCAATTTTCTTTTCTACTTCATCCAGAACATTATCTGGTGTGCCTAAGTCTACATCGCAATAAAAGCCGGACACTTGTAAGCGACGCAACTCGTTTTCTGTTTTACGCATTACGTGAGTAATACGCTCTGCTGATTCCAAGCTAGATGCGCCGTATGGTACCACAATGTCTTCCGCAGGAACAAACATCGACACTTGACGATCTAATGCTGGGTCAATATAAACCTTTTTAAATGCATTACCAGCTAAGCCCAAGCCCCATAACATACGCTCGTGTTCAGGGCGATACTCTTGCATACGGTCTGTTAATTGGTAGTTCATATCATCTTGAACACGCTCAGCAGAATCTTTTTTCTCTGGAGTTTCTTTACCGATGATTTGTGTCTTAACAGGACCTGCTGCGGGGAACGTTGCCATCATTGTTTCAGATTGAAACTTAACAAGGGCTTCACTTAAAATCGGGTGATACACACCACATGCACCTGGCCATGGTTCAATACGCTCTTCAATTTTCATTCCAAGCAGTTCTAAACCATCTACATAAGTTTGAATCCAATCTTTACGGCTAGCAACGTCTGAATCGTAGTCACCAAGTAAATCTCCAACAACTTGCGCTAGTTCGCCAGAGTCCATGTACTCGGCTAGGTTTGCATCAAAGCCTTCGTCAGAAGGTTCTTTATCTTCTTTCTCTAGGTTTATTTCTAAACCATCTACGCCAATCTTAACAGCCTCTGGATCTTCAATCTCGATCTCAATGTCTGGCTGCTCTGCAGCTAAAGCATCTAAACCCTGAGGGGCTGCGTACAAACCTTTTTCAATTGCCATAATTATCCCTAAACATTGTAGTAACCTCTGTTACGTCTGCTTTTAAATTCCAAGACTTCATCTTCTTCGTCAGATTGCAGTCTAATAAACCCACCTTTACGGTATCTCAACATCGCTTGACTCATCGAGTCAACTAAGTCATCATGCTCTCCAGAGGGGAAACTTGCCACCTCTTCAACCAATTCTTCTGCCCAATGCGTATTTGGTACCCATACATGTCCGGATGCAAAAATATCCGCAACCGCATTTAGTCTTGCAATTTTATCATTACCTCTGCTAGGAGTATACTCTTGGACCGGAATTCCCATAGCTCTTAGTTCAAAAACTAACGGAGCACCCGAAGCTTTAGCCTCTACGATGAGGGCATCAGGTTCCCATTCTTTGTATTCATGATACGCCCGCTGTTTTAGTTCAGGAAACTCCATGCGTTGTTTAAAACAGTTCAGAAGTATGATGTTTGCTTGGTCACGCCCAGTAGAGTCGGGTTGATAAAACACTCCCCAAGTAGTACACGCGCTATAGTCGCTGCGTTCTGTCTTTAAAAACGCCGTATCCCAAGATTGAATGATAAATTCGCAATAAGGTGGGTCTTCTTTCTCCCAAATCTTCCACCATTCACGTTTTACGATGGCATTTACGTCCGATGTTGGCTGCTGCATATACTGCGCCATCCATTTTCCGTTAGGAAGTTCTTGATGTAGTGCTTCTAGCTCAAGTTTCGACCAAAATTCAGGCCAAAGTGGTCTTCCAGAAGGTAAAAGTGCAGGAAATTCAATAACTTCCCAGTCTTCTCCGCTTCTTTGAGCTGCAGATTTTAATACTTGGCCCGTTAAATCCCGTTTTGACCAGCGTGTCATCACAATTACGATAGCTCCGCCCGGTTGTAAACGCTGACGAGGGCCTGATGTGTACCATTCGTGGGTTTTATCGTAGACTTCTGGGTTTGTTTCGGCTATAGTAGCCTCTTGCTCAGAGTGGGGGTCATCAATGATGAGAAGATCAGCGCCTTTACCAGTAACAGCACCACCCACACCAATAGCAAAGTAATCGCCACCCTTATTAGTAGCCCAACGACCTGCCGCTTTAGAGTCTGATTGGAGCGCAACATCTGGAAAAATGTCTTTATAGACGTCAGAATCGACAAGGTTACGTACCTTTCGACCAAAACCCACCGCAAGTTCAGCTGTGTGAGAAGTCTGAATAACCTTTTTTCCGGGAAACTTGCCCAAAAACCAAGCAGGGAGAAGATAGGAAGCAAACTCAGACTTAGTATGACGGGGAGGCATATTGATAATAAGTCTTTTACATTCTCCACGGGCTACCCTTTCAAACGCTTGTGCCATTTTCACGTGATGCCGGCCATGAATAAAGTTAGGCCATACATAATTTACGTAGGTCATGAAATCATCTTTAGCTTCTTCTTGGGCCTTGATGTCGCTACGTTCTTCCAATAGTTTACCAATCTTCGCCCTAATTTCAGGAGGAAGCTTGTCTTTGTTTTGCTGCAGTAGCTTTAGTTTGTCAGGGCTTATCAAAGTCTTCCACCACTTCACTACCGTCGTCTAGCCGCACTAGGTCTTCTGGTTTTATTTCTGTTTCGGGTTCTTCTGGGTCTGGTAGCCCCAGCTCTGCGTCGCTCATCTCTAAGAGACTTCTTTCCTTGATTACCTCATCTAGCTCGTTGTCTTCTTCTGCTGGAACTACGTTACCTAGGTACTTTTCTAAAATCTGCCCCAATTCCTCGTCTACCTGCTCTACAGACCGAACCTTCATATCCACTTCGATTCTCTCCGTGAATAAACCCACACTACCAACTTTTCCTAGTAGTTCGAGCGCTTTGAGTCTGATACGTGCGTCTTCATCAATGGTTTCTAAGAGAAGTTTGTTTGTGACATAGGAGCGGAGGCGACTAGAGGCGTTAAGTAAGTCCCTGTCATATTCGGATAGTATCGCTTCTAAATGCACTAGCGACCCCGCATTCTTTTCTGAAATTTTTAGCGGAGCGTTAGACGCTGCGACACCTCGGGCCTTTACCCGGTCTTCTTCAGTAATTTCTACTTCGCCGCCAAGAGCGACGATTTCTTTAATTGTTTCAACTGCAGCTTTAGCTCGGTCTCTGAATAGTTCAATTTCTTCCGGTGTCGTGTCGAAAGGAAAAGGTATCCCAGATTCTGGCTCAATCACTATAGGCATTCGTTAGCCCCGTATAGTTGTGTCATTGATCGGAGTGTATCACGGTTTTTAGGTTTTCTTCATAGTGGTGTATGCGGTGGCAGTTAGCACAGAGGACTATACATTTTTTAATTTCTTTGTATGCCTTGGTAAACATCTTGCAACTGATTAGTTTACTGACCGAGTACTCTTTATCTTCTGGGTTTACGTGATGAAAGTCTAATGTGGCTATATGGGTTTGGGAACATCTGGCGCAGTGTAATGTCCCCTTGAAAGCATCCCATTTGTCTTTGCCCGTCCGTGACTGCTTGGCCGTTCTAGCTTTTGTCGCTTCTTTTGTTTTCTCGTAATGCTTGCGGCTATATTCTTTGTGTTTCTCTTTGCGTACTATAGGGTCTTTATAGGGCATCTTTGTCGTCTAAGGAATAAGTTTTAATTGGTCCGCTGCTATTTGCATCTACATTACAGGCCCACTCTACTCCTACTTCAGCGGTTAGCCCCATACGCAAACAAACTTCGGCCGCCATACTTCCAGAACCAATCGCCATGAAGGTTCGAACCCTTTCCCATTCTAAGTCGTCACCACAAGAAAAAAGCCCATCTTTAGTTAACTTTAAAAATGAGCTGTCTGATTTAAGTTTAGGTTTTGTTTTGTTCTTTTTGCTTAGGTAATCGACAACCTTTTCGCAGTCACTCCAATTTCCTGCAACGCCTAACCAACCGCCATCTATTGGAACAATCTTATCTTCAAAGTATTTAATGCCAGAATCAGAATCAGTAAACTGGCTGTCTGCAACCAGAATTTTTCTTCTCCAGTCGCCAACAATGGTAGTCATTTGGTAGCCATAAGATAGAGTCCTACGTTGGAAAAGGCGTAGCCGGAGTAAATAATAAGCAATGAGATGTTGCCCTTAAGACCCTGTTCAACAGCTATGTAGGCGTAGATCATACCTGTAACAATAATAAGCCATGCGCTCATTCGAATCCCTTTTGGTTTCGCGTAGTGTACTAGACAGTTTGGACTTTGTCTAGTATTTTTTGAGCCGTATTTGGTACCTTTAAGGCTCAATTTGTGAGCCGTATTTATACCTATAGGTACTAGTTGGGGTTACGTTTTATTAAAGTTTCATGCACTTTTTTGCCGTAACCCCTTGTTTTTATTACTTTTTAATCTTAAAGAATTCTTTAGCGCTTGCGAGCACGGAATTAATCCAAAACTCGTTTACTTCTTTAATGCGCTCTGCCAATTCTTCGTACTGCTTGTATTGCTTTTCAAAATCAAACATTTGATTCATATATAGGTCCTTAAGTGGGTTAATGCTCATTTTATTGAGCTTTTGTTGCGATGCAACAATTGTAGCGTATGTTACACATTTTTTGGTTTTTTGTAAAGTATTTGAGTAGTAATTGTAAAGATGTTGTAAAACTTAGTTACAGCCCAGGTGTCTGACAAAACGAACTTAAAAAATATATACCCCCCGGGGGTGTTTGCACGAAAACATAAGGGGGTGCTGTTCCTAGGGTAAACCCTTAAATAAGTCTTGGATTTTTTATATACCCCTCCCCCCCTCAAAAAATCGTAATCGTTTGAGCAAAATACAGCACGAAGGGCGGGCGGGTCCCATCAGAGCCAAAAGTGGGTGGTGGGGGTCAAGGGATAGGGCTGTGCCAAATACTGTCAAACAGTACGGGAAAATCAAATACCCATTGACTTAGCGCTAAGTTACGGGCACAATAGAGTCATCGGATCGGGGAATACTCTTACGACGATATCCTTACAAGGAGATTTAAAATGACTGTTAAATACACAAAGCAAGAACAAGTAGCAATTCAAATTGCTAAAGATGTAGTAATTGGCGCAACAATTCAAGCCACGATTGACAATGGTATTAAAGAGTTGCGTACCATTAGCAAGGGCAAAGAATTGGGTACTGTTAAAAGCGGGGACGCTAGAATGGTGCGCATTCAGGAAACCCTGAAAGCATCAAAGGGTAAAGATGGCAAAGCGTTAAGCGAGCAAACTGTCAAGAACTATATGACAGCAATTCGTAAAGCGTATAACGATAACAAGCCATTCAGTATGAATGCTTACCGCGCCAAAGTAGGCAAGGGTTCACAAGCGGGTAAAGTGAAAGGTGCTAAGGTGAATGGTGTTAGTTTTAAAGGTGAAGCAAAGATTGAGGATATTCTCAAGGGTTTGCGTGGAATGTTTAACAAGATGAAGCAAGATGATAAAACAGCAGAACTAGCTAGCTTCCTGTTAGACGCAGTTGATGAGTTTGAAGGCAAGTAATACCCGCCTAGTACCGACCCCGCTTCGGCGGGGTTTTTTTTCGCCCTTTTTAGGGAACTGGTGTCATCTAGGTCGGCGAGCCGACTGGATTTTAAATTCTTTTTGCTGTTGCTTTTTCTTTTTGAAAGGCGTGGTGAAGCGTGGTTGGCGAGGCGCAACTGATAGGGTAAACCCTAACGAAATACTGTCTGACAGTACGAAACCAACTTTGTTCACTATGTTCACTCATGTTCACTGGTGAGTGAACAGACTTTTTGTGCGTTGCAACACTCGCAACTCCTTGTTCTATATACTCTTTCTTTCTTTTATTTATTATAATATTTAGTAGTGTTCACTTGTTCACTCATTTTTAGAAAGTATGACGGGTAAAATTTTTCCTGCCTTTACATTGTTAAGTTTAATACTGTCTGACAGTACGACAGAAAGACCCTTTTCTCAGGTGTCATACTTTTGTTCATGAGTGAACATGTTAGCCGATAAACCCGCAGAGCCTTATAAATACAGGTCGCAACCCTGTTCAACGCTGAGTGAACATTGGTGAACAAAACCCCCAAATTAGTGAACAAAGTAGCCAAACACTTAACAATGTAAAGGCATATGAGATTTAAAAAAACGCGTTGTATAACACTCGAGTGAACAAACCAAATACTGTCGGACAGTATTTAAACCAAAAGTGAAACC